TGTGCTAGTAGTTTCTGTGTCTCAGGGTCGAATACTTCCTCGACTCCCTCTATTGAATGAATCCAATCATCATTTGATTCAGCGATCTCATAGAGATCAATCATTTCATCTTCCATAAAAAAATTGTGTGTTCAAATCTAGTATTACATATTGTGTGGGGATTGGCAACTACCCAACTGGAGGCGCACTACTTGGTTGAGAAGGCACGGCGTCCATGTCAAATTTACTTGCGGCATCTTTGTATTCAAGTTGACCTTTCAAAGTATTAACCTCAATAACAAGTGCGGCAATGTCATCTTGTTGTTTGAGTAAAGCAGAGTGAAATAATGATTCTAATGTAGTCAATCGCTCATCAAGATTGCCAATAGTTTTCATTGATGCTTGTAGTTGTTTCTTTAATCTATCAACTTGACCTAACTTAACTTTCGTTAGTGCCTCTGTGTCTGAAGTAAGTGAATCGTAAACCATAATTAATTCTTTTTAGTTATTTAGATTACCTCATATAGAGGTGTCCGCCATTCCACTGGCAGACATTATATAATCTTGCTCTCTGTGTTTCATCACGCATATCAAATCTAACATATTTTGCTGGTTTTTTCCACCCTGCTGCCTTATAAACTTCGCCTGTTTTCTTATCAACGAAGCAATGAACGCTTACATCATCTTGTGTGCCTCTCCATAACATACAGACCTTATAATACTTTCTTCCTTTTTCTATAAAAAATTTCATACTACGATCATCATTCTCTATCTCTCTTATTCTCTCTTGCATATACTCTGATGAAACTTTCTCCTGATTGTCCATACAGGTACGAAGTGCATAGTTTCTGTAATCTTGTTCAAGAGCACGGCAGAGTTTCTCTGTCCACTTCAATACATTGACTTTTAATTGTGCTTCTAATAATGTATTCATACTAACCCCCAATAAGTTTTGTTTGCCTTTCTAAATTTAATTTTAATAATTCCTCTTTTCTTTAGGTCGGTCTTTGTCCACCTTATATCATAGTGCCATGTATAATAAAGGTCGCCATCAAATTTGATGATACCTTTCTGTTGATACTGATGTAGTTTTTTGCAAACATCTGTCATTCTGACAGCAGTATTCAAGTCTTTGAGTGCTATGACAAACCACTCACTTGCCTCTAGTTGTTGGGCAGATTTAATTATGATAGGATTCATTGTACTCCATAGTGTTTGTGCCAATAAAAAAGATGTGAGACAGAGGAACAAACACAAACCCTCTCTCCCACATCTATAATCTACCATATTTTTTAGTTAGGCAACTCAATGTTGTGACACTACTTCAACTGTCACATTCTACCTCTCAACGCATTGGACTTTGGAAATAACTGTACATTATCAGTTCCAAATCTACCCATTGCTTCTGTTTTAGCATCAGAACCAAAAGGCGATATACTCTCAAACTCTGTTGAAAAGAGTCTATTATTGAGTATAACTTTTGCTGTCCAAAGTGCCATAACTACAAAATATAGGGTGCGAGAAACAAAAACGTGGACTTATAACAATAAGAGCGAATCATTGATGTACGCCAGTTTTGTTTCCCATGTATCTAATATACAACCATGTCACGCCAATGTCAAGCGTCAAAATCTTTAGAAATTATAAAGGCATCTAATCTCTCTTTTGGCGTTAGATTAGTGACCCGCCAACCATAATCGCCATTAGTCACAACTGTTGGCATAATATTCATAGAGATAGTAACTCTGTTGTCTCCTTTATTCTCTCTATATCCATGTGTAGTATGTGAAGGAAATAGTACCAGTTCGCCTTCCTTGGCATAAATTACGTCATTCTGATTAAATTCTGTATTTTTTGTTTTTAAAATATTTAAAACAGGCGAGTGAGGCATAAAAGTTCTCTCATCTTTTGTGAATGAAGTCGGGCAGTGTCCTTTTTCTGCATCAAAATTGACATAATACACACCTGATATAAGAGAATTAGCATGATAATGTTGATGCTGGAATCCTCCTGTATTTGAAACATTGAACCAACTATCTGTAATTTGAACTGTCTCTGGTATATAAAGTCCTTGAATTTCTCTGGCATAAATTTCTGCCTGCTGTTCACACCAATTTCTAAATCTACCATACTTAATATCATTTTCTAATACTGGATAATGTTGAATATGTTTTAAATTGTCATTCTTTTCATTGAACTCTATCATACTCTCTTCTTGTTCTTTCACTTCTGATAATATAGTATCTTTAATATCATTATGAAAGGGGCAAGGTATGATCGCCACTGCTGTTGGTAGTATGTGTACGACTTCCATCACTCTAAAAACTCCCTTGCTATGCCTGACGTATTAAAACTTACTGTTATCCTGTCCTCATCAGTATTGTTTACCCTACTACCATGTTCTAACCACGAAGGAAATAAGTATAGGTGATTTTCTTTTATGGGAACATCATAGAAATAGTCACCATATATACTCTCTTTAATAAAATGTTGACACATCATATACTGTTGTAACGGCGATACAACAAAAAAGTTTCCACAATCTCCCTCAGGCAATTTTATATAAAAAGCACCACTTACCACACTTGACTCATGCCTATGTCTCTCAGTAAATCCACCTTTGGGTAAAACATTATACCAACCACCACTAATCACACATGGCCAGTTGCCCATCTTATCCACATAATGATTCAAACACTCTTGAAATGCCTTGAGTATTGTTTGTGATGCAGGCGCTCCGAGTGGGTCGAAACCACCATGAGAACTCACGCCATTGACCGCCAGAGAGTGTCCTCTGTGCATATTGTCATCTATACTCTTAAGTATATGATTTCTGAACTCATCAACTCCAGGCGCCCCTGTGAGATCATATTCTTCCAATAATGTAGGAAATAAATCCATTTAATTCCACTTACAATAGTCTATGTTGAGAACCACTCTTAAATCTGTGTCTGTACATGACGTACCAGCATGAGGCAAATTACTGGGAAATAGCACTGCTCTATTTTCCTTTGACTCTACTCTTTGCCCGTCCTCAAAATATGTATATCCGTTGTTGTCATTCATATACAAGACGCATATATCGAAGTTCGGTATATCATTATAATTACCATCAGCATCAGATTCCCCTGTCACATCATAATGTAACGGTTTCTCTTGTATCTTTGTAGTTCTTGGTGTTGCATTGAACTTAACTCTGTGTATTCCTATTGGGTTAAGTGTAGCAAATATTGGTTTAATTATATTATAAACGTCAGATATTGGTTCGCAATCCACATATAATGCGTGTGAAAATTGTGGGCATTTGTCATCATCATGTACTGAGTTAGGCATATAATACCATGGCATTCGCCCACCAAAGATATACTCTTTGATGGGCGTAAATACCTCTTTTGGCAAGAAGTTATCGTAAACTTCTATCAAGATTACTCTGTAGTTGGTATTGGATTTCTACCTAATTTTAGGTTGTCCTCCTTTGTTTGTAACTGTAAGTTCTCCTGTGTAGTAGAACCGCCATCTGCCCATGGCACAGTATGTCCACCATGAATCTTATCAGGGTCGAGAAGGTCATCAAACTCAATTTCCTTACCCTCTGGTGTTGTAAAGTCCTGTTCCCATGCGGCAACTAACTTCTCCTCCTTTGTGAATGTTCTTCTCGAATCTCTTATTGTTGAGAAGAACTTTTCATATTCAAACTTAACTGACTCATTTGTAGGATAATATTCCTCAGTTTGAAGTTGATGTTTGTTGTTTACAAACTCATATTCTCCACCGCCTGTAAGTAATATACGGCGAATAGCGTTGTATTTACTTTCACTTGATCTGAGTAGTTCTGCATATTTAACAATTTTAGTATCACTTACTTTGTGAAACTTATTGTCATTGAGAAGTGTGGCATGAACTTTACTAAATTCAGTAAAGAATCCTTTTTTATCTTCTAGGTATCTTCCTTGATCTTCCATATGTTTGATAATACAAACCATATCAACAATGGAATTTTTGTTTGGTGTTATACCAACGAAAGGTTTAAGTGCCTTTGCAAACTTGTCAAAGAAATCAACAAAAGTAAACACACATGAGTTGATAGTTGATTTCTCATCATATGCTGCCCAGAGAGTTTTCTCACTTACTTTGTGTTCATGTCCATACTGCCAGAATAAACATAGACGAGCCATGAAGTCATCAACCTTTCTTCTTCCCGCTTCCTTTACCCCAAAGTATTGTGGGCACATCATGTCCATGTACTTGGTTGTCAATTCTCTGATCTCCTCTGAGAATGGAGAGAGAACAGCATTACGCTTTTCTGGGCCATTTAAGCTGATTCCCTGATTCATTCTGATGAACTGTTCAGATAATTGTTTGCGAGTGGCACCCAATATAACTTCTAATGTTATCTTAGCATTTAAAAATGCAAATTTAATGACATCATCAAGTGTTTCGTAAGTGTCATTGATTCCCTCTTCAACTGTGATAGATTGACCATTGACTAAGTAAATACCTGGCTGAAGGCCAAACTCATTATTAATAAATTTTCTAATTGTATTTACTCTGTTATTTGAGTCAATATTCAAGTAATCTACAAGTTTACTAATCCAGACTTGATAATATTCTAAATCCTTTTTATTTTGTGCTGCAGCTGAACATGATTGTGTTGCGGCAAATATGAATTTTGATGGCGCCATGCCAATTACTAATGAAGTGATATAACTTTGCATATCCTCCAATCCCCATCTTGTTCTTGATTGATAACTTAGATCCGCTTCTACTTTTTTGCCTGTAATCAGTTGTATGAGATTACTTACTGTTGACATTTTAGTCTGGCTCAGTAGTGATTCATAAGTTTTCAAGAATGTTTTTTTCTTTGCCTTTGACGCTGAACGTCTTTGAGCTCTGTTGCCTTTCGGACTTTTTTTGGTTTTAGTTGCCATGATAAATGTGAATATACGAATGTCCATGTAGGGTTCTCAGGCCACTATTCTGGTTTTTCGCTTGACGTTTTCATTGTACTATACCTTTTTTAGTTTGGCAAGCACATACTTTTTTAATCAACAAACATATTACCACACTTAGGGCAGCAATGCACTGTCTTTGTGTTATACATTTGTTTATATAATCTAGGATTATCTTTTTTGATGATTAAGTCATCAAGTTTCTTTACTTGCTTTCTCATTGTCAAGAATCTGTAGCATTTCTAGAGCACCTTGAACTTTTAAGAACTCTTCTTTCTTGAGTTCAAAAGTTTTACTCAATTCTTGAATTTCTGCCTGTAGTTTAGTGGCTCTTTCTGTCAATTCTTCTTTATGACTCATAATTTGTGAATACTCTGCACTATATATTCTACCACAATAAATACTATTGTCAAATAGTATATTTCAATGGAAATAACTAATTATAGTTCTACTCAAGAGAGAGCAGATTACGATATTGCCTCGAATCCAGAACTACAAATTTCAGAACTTGCACCAAAGGCAAAGCATGCCTGTTGGCATGAGAAAATATACAAGACTCTTGCAACTGTAGGAGACTTCAAATGTTATGTGTGGTATTTTGACAACGACTATGACGAACTGAGAACAACTGAAGGCACTAAGAGAATCCATATAGTAGGAACTGAACAACGAATAGAAGATGAGGAAGAACTCAACAAATACCTCGGCATATCTGATATGGCGTTCACTGAGGGTGTGATATATGTAAATGCAATTATAAGATTGAATGGCACCACCTACCAAAACAATAAAGACTTAAAAGATTGTGTCAAGTATATGTCAGGTGTCGCAAATCACTACGGGGCATCTAAAGATAAGATAGTTTCTATCGACCCTCTTGATGACGACAAAATGTATGATATGAATTATGATGTCACATCAGCAAAAACTTATTCTGACGTATCTAATAACGTCTTAAATGATTTTACATCAGGAACTATCGGTAATGGTTCTTTGGCAATGACCTATAGTACAACTTTTGGAAGTGGGTCTATTGCATTTAGTGCCATCAAATCAAAATTTGGTGGCTCGAATGACAATAATATTGGCAAGTATCATAGAGGAGAAAATATTGCAAATATATCTCAAAATAATAATGTTCCCACGAGTGGAGAAATTTCTTTCAGTGATTTTAGAAACGTAGTTGATGGTATAACTGGTAATGCCAATGGGAATTGGATGCACTTACAAGCAAGATGGGAAGTGTTTGGTAATAATGCTTGGGTTTCGGGTGTAAAGAAAACTCTTAATATCACTGGTAATATTGGGCCAGCTGATGAAAGTAACCCTGCTGTAAGAATCAACTCTGGTGGCAATGGAGAGATAATAGTAAAGGTTCAGAGTGGTTCTTATCCAGTTAGAGGGTGGCCAGGTCTAGGTGGCGGTGCTTCTCAATCTGGTCAAGCAGGAAACATTGCTATGCACGTTGCCTCTCCAATAAAAATGCCAACCACTCACTATAATGGTAGAGTTGGTGGCGGTGGCGGAGGAGGCGGCGGTGGCGGCAAGGGCGGCCAAGGCGGTTCAGGCGGTCACAATGGAGGTCGTAGGTGTAATGGTGGTTTCTGTTGGAATACTCATCAATATTGTAATGGCGATGGCGGTTCAGGCGGTGCTGGAGGCGCTGGCGGTGCTGGTGGAAGGGGAAATGGATATTATTACGACTATGCTAACGGTGTATGGCAAAAACCAAATAATAACTCTAACAATGGAGCTAATGGAGCAGGGGGTTCTCAGGGTGCCAGTGGCTCAGGTAGAGCAGCGCAAGGAGGCACAGGTGGTCAGGGAGGCCAAGGAGGAGGACTTGAACAAAGTGGAGATAACGGTGCTCAAGGCGGAACAGGTGGCACAGGAGCAGGTCAATATGGTAGTTGTGGCGTAGGTGGAGATGGTTCTAGAGCTGGATCTGCTGGCCAAGGTGGATATAGTGGTGGCGGAACAAGTGGAAAAGTCAGCACCAGTAATTCAGGCAACGTAACTTTAACTTAATATCCGTACATCAACTCTGTTTGATTTCCGTCTAATTTTCCAGTAAGTATGGTAACTCCGAAAACTGCGTCTGGGTGGTGGTTTTCCCATGTAGATATTTCATCTATCCACTTGTCAGGCAACCATGAGTGTGTCTTAGATTTAGTGACGACTGTGGAAACTGTGTCAGTGTGTAATACTTCTTTATTAAAATTCTCTCCCTCTATGGGTAGATTATAATTTTTGTTGTAACGTGGGTATAATCCGTAAGCAAGTTCTTTCACTAATCCTGTTGAATTAAATTCAAAAAATAATTCTACTCTATTATTATCATTCAATAATATCTCCTCTGTTACCATTGACACTGATTGGCAACTTTGATATATCTTAGTATTTGATCTAGTCCCTAGAAATTTAAAAACTTCTGTGGATACTACGGTATCAGACCTTTTATGTAATCCTATTCTTATTGTCTTATTGACTTTACTTAGTATAAGTGTAGCTATTTCATAATCGTTTGCCACTACATCTTCAAGTAGAGTTAATAACTCTGTCAGTTTAGATGTATCTGAATTACCAGTAATTTCTGTGGTTAGTTGACATAATGCCTCTATGGTTACGGAAAATAAAGGCACTGGTTCAAAAAATAAGTATTCTTCTATTGGTGTATCTGTGTTACCCTCTTCAAAATACACTGCCTTATCTGAACACAAATACTTAAGGATCGCATTTTGTAGTATTGTGCCGTCAAATAATTGTACTTGATCTATACCAGTAGGAACATCAAACTTGAATCCATATCTGTTTGGCTTTGTTGGACTTGTTTTAATTATACCTAACTCTCTGTCTAATCTTGGAGAAAATATGTCAGGGTGAGCCTCTAAAATTTCTTTCACCCTCTCAACATCAGAACTGTTGAGTAGGTCTGGATATTGACCAGATTTTGAAAATTTTGTTAGATTGTCTAAATCAACCATTGTTCTCCTTTTTGATATGCAAACCAAACAATAATAGAATATCTTTCGCCCTTTGTAACAGGTTTAACTTCATGTGGATATAAAAAATTACTAGGATAAACATGAACAGAATTTGCCTGTTTGTCTATGAGGTGATTTTTCCAGAAAACCACATCACCACCTTCGTAATCATCATTTATAGTATATGATACTGTCACAGAACCAGCGTCAGCATCAGCATCTGTGTGATATGATAAGTAACCACCTTGAGGATATTTACATAACCAATATCCTGAGTATTTATCAAACAATGGAGGGTTTGGTGGATTTATATGTGAATAGCCCTTGTATATCTTAGGCATCACTTTTATCATAATTTTATGAACTAGATTATACAGTTCATCATTATTTTTGGATAACAATATTTGACTCCTGTGACCACGCATATCATACATGGCCTCTCTGTCATATCCAATTTTGTACTCTGGAAACTCTATTCCTCTACATATTTCGAGCAATCTTCTATGATCGACTGTAGAAAGAACATCCCCAAAATGAAGGATATAGTCCAGTAATTCCATTCAGTCATTCTACTCCTAAGTTAGATGGTGGAACAAAACCAGATAAAGAAACTCTAGGTTTATCTTTATACCAGCCTTTTTTTATGATGGCACTGTGCCACATATAAGAAGGAAATATAATCATTCTATTATACTTCATCTTTATATGATGTTCTTCTTCCCAAACATCTTCCATTAACAGAGAATCGCAATCTATTTTTTCCTCAGATTTTTTCATAAAATCGTAAGTCCACTCTTTTAGATTCCAATATTCCTCTGTTCTTTTGAATGGTTTGTGAACGTGCTCCATATTAGTTAGTCCAGTAGAACTATGACTAAAAAATGAAGTTCCGCCTTTCATATTTTCCTCTGGATTTAGATACAACACTGTGGCATACAACGCTGTGTCAACATGAGGTTGTATTGATGCCCTCTTTACCTCTACATCGCTGTATATTGCATTTAATTGGTAAAAGGACTCTACATTCTTTGGATCAATGTCAGTAAAGTCAGTACACTTTTGTAATATATAACCTACTAAGTAATCCAACTCTGGTAATTGAATTGGAAACTTACCAGTTGGGCCTGGAAATACTACGTCTGGGTGTCTATTATTAGGTTTTAATGGCAACTTCTCCACAATATTATCAATAAAATATTGTGGATTTTCAAGCACGTTATCAATAGTAATTATATGATGTGTGCCTAATTTAGTGACCTCGTAATGAATATTATCTGAAACCCTTATGGTTTCTTCATCAATTACATTCAAATTCATAATGAATTTTTAAATATTTATTTGGACTTTAGATCGTCAATCTCCTCTTTGAGTTCCTTGATTGCCTCTATCAATAGAGGAACTAATTTATCATACTTGACTGTCAAGTAATCATCCATTGGTCTGCAAGCGACTGCCTCTGGTAATACTTCCAACACATCTTGAGCAGATACACCAGAATGTCTACCAGCTGGTAAATCAAGTCCTCTACCTGTCTCGTTGAACTCATATGTAAATCCACTTAGCTTACATACCTTAGCGATTGCACCTTCAATCTGTTCGAGATTTGTTTTCAATCTTATGTCAGATGCTAAGGCAGTTATGTCTCCACCAACTGTTAGATCAGTACCATTAAATTGTAAGTTATTTGATGTTGTTGTATTGTTATTTGAACTGTTGTACAATACTCTATTTGCACTACCTTCAACGTTCTTCGATAGATCAGGGATTAGAGGGCCAATGTCAGCAGTTAAGCTACCTGTTACCTCTAAATTTTTGACTGTTAACTTAGTTCCATTGAACTGTAGGTCAGAATCAGTGGTTGTTTGGTTAGTTGCATTGTTATAAGGTATTCTATTTGCACCACCGACTACATTTGTTGCAGTTGTGGCTGTAAGTGAGTTACCATTAAATTCTGTTCCAGTGTCAGCAACGAATGTACCAGTAACAGTTAAGTTGGCGATTTCATTATTACCACCAATAGTAGCATTGTTACCTGTAATTCCGTTAGGGAAAGCACCTGATCCGCCTTGGAATATACCAGTTGCAGTGATGTCCTTGACTTTTGTACTACCATTACTATCTCTAGCCATGATAGATGCACCATTTGCCTGTACCCAATTACTATCGTAAGTAGTTTTTCCATCAAGTAAGTCAGCGTTCAAGTTTACACATTTGACTTGAGATGATGTCTTAATAGGAGGTACGTTAGTTGCGATTGATTCAAACTGGAATGACTTAATTTGTCCAGCAGAACCAGCATCAATACTCATACTACCAGTAGCACCAGCGTTCAAGGCAGTGATGATACCAACATCAGCGGTGAGTTTTGGAGCACAAAGTCCATCACCACCAGGCACCATATTGATTCTCTCTATGGTTGCAGCAAAACCAACAATACAAGTATAGATACCAGCGTTAGCAAATATGGTTAATTGCTGTGCCTCACTACCTGGCGTTGCAGGGTATTTACTACCAATATATCTTGTAGTCAATCCATCAGAATCAACATCATTGGAGAAGTAAGCATCTGGCCCGATCAAGTCATCAGTAAATGTGATGTCTGTACAAGTAAGATCGGCAATATTTGCAAGTTCAATATCAGCATTACCACCACCAGCAGAAGGAACTGTCAAGTTAGTGATAGTGGCATTTGTAACTGTCTCGTTAGCGATAGTTGCTTGGTTAGTTACACTTAAGTTAGTTACAATTCCAGTAAAGATATTTGCTTGGTTTACATATTCAGTTCCTACATGAGATAGAGTTGTAATACCAATATCAGAATAGTTCTTGGAGATAGCTGCATCAGTAACTATGAGGTCTGTGACGATACCCGCCTTTGCATACAACTGAGTTACTGCTTCAAGAACACCTATCGAGGCATTATCAGCATTAACAAATGTACCATTGAATGTACCACCTGTACTCTCAAGGTTTCCAACCTTAAGTGTACCAGCAAATGTACTTACACCAGCGAATGTTGACTTCCATGGCCCCTCAAAATGTATAGCAGATGAGGGTTTGAAGGTAGTATATGTACCAACAACTTCCATGTTGTAAAGTCTGGAAGTACCAGCCTCATGCACCTGTGTATAGAATCCATGATTTTCCCAAGGGATTCCATCATAGGATATACCACCTGTGGTATTGTATCCCCAGAAATTGGCATTCTTCTTAATTACAAGACTGTCATAAGATACACCAGCAAATGACTGATCGGCAGCAAATGTAACCACACCTGACACGAACAAGTCTTTGATCTTAGCAACACCATTGACCTCAAGTGAATCTCTGAAGTTAAATATACCCACTCCAGACTGTCCAATACCAATCTGATCAAACTTATGGAAGTCTCTGTCTCTTTCCTGTGATACTGCACCAAATCTTCTCCACTCACCCTCTGCAAAGATATGTCCTAAGTAACCACCAGCATTAGGCACACCAGCAAATGACAAATCACCTGATCTTGCGGCAGTTATTGGAGTTGAGATACCAACAGTAATTAACTTACCCTGTGGGGCATCTCCTCTAAGTGAGATGTTTACAGTTTCAACACCATCATCAGATGTGTTAGTAAGTTTCTCAGTCATGTTGACTGGGCCATAGAACTGTGTTGTTCTATTGTTGTTGTCTCCACCCTCAACTGTGAGTGACTCTCTAATTAATACTTCATCAAATACACCAGATGCTCTCTTGATTGTCTCGGCCTCAGCATCGTCACCAACATAGGTGAATACTGGAGCTTCAAGAACTTCTTCTTCACCTGTGATAGATGACAGTTTCTTATATCCTGTGAAGAAATCTCCAGAGTCGTTCATACCAGTATAAACAACTGTACCACCATCTAGCTCTTTCTTCTGTGCAGTCAGTGATTCAGTATCAGATAGAACTCTATCTTGTTTCTGTGGTAATGATGTAGAGTAGTTTCCTGATCCATAACCAAGATATTCAAACGTATGACCAGAGGCACGAAGGATCGAAGGTCTACGAAGTTCCATAGCAAGAACTTTAATCTTCTTGATTGTAGTTCCTGTAATGGCAGGCGATGCCAGTGTACCAAACTGTCCACGAAGTATATTGTTAATATTGTCGTTAGTAAATCTAACTATCTCTCCATTTATAATACAGTAGTCTCCTCTTCTAAATCCTTCGGTAGAACTTAGAGTAATTGTGGTATCTGTAGATGTTAGTGGAGCATTAAGAGTTGTGGATATACCAGTATAGAAGTATGAGCCTCTACCAGCCAAATTATTTTCACCAGCACTTAATGACTTACCGTTAGCAGATATACCAGTACCAAACAGTCTTGTATCAGTCGTAATGTATGAAGTGGCTATGCCAGAGGTAATGATACCAACGTTACAAGTAATACTTCTAAGTGGAATATCATCTTCCACACCATCAACTACAAGTTTTCTATCATCAAATAGTGAGTTCTTAGTTCCTTGAATAACAAAGGCGTTACCAGGCACAAGTGAGTGGTTATTATCTGTTCTAATAGTTGTTAGACCAGTAGCACCTGTAACATCAATGTATGTTATACCAACACCAATATTAGATAGGTGATAAGTTGGTGATCTTCTATCATCTCTTTCTTTGAAGTATGGTTCAAGATTTCTGGAAGTTCCTATTTCAACTGAAACTGATTTAGATGTAGGAATATCTACGATCTTGAATGTGCCATTTAGTTTTGGATCTTCAAAACCACATAGGTTCAATCCATCTCCTATGTTATTGAAGATAGATGTGACTGATACAACACCAACAACACTAGGAGTGCCAGCAGGGAATGATGATACAGTCATGGTATTACCTATACCATATCCGCAACCACCATCAACTAGAGAGACATCTGTAATAGTACCAGCAGAAGATACTGTAATCTTAGCAGAAGCGTTCTGCCCAATCAAAGCAACATTTTCTAGATCTGCAGCATATATGACTGTTGCAATTCCTGATCCGTTATTATATCCAGCGCCAGGAGTTATAAGTGATACTGACTTGACTGAGTTAAAGTTATGTTCTACTTCAGTAAATAGAGTCACAGTAGTATTACCAGTACCAGTTATAACTGCACCTGTAGCAGCAAAACCTACCTGTTGTCCCTGCATGAAGTAACCAAGAGATTCTTTGGTGA